TGCCAAAGCATATTGTCCAATGCCAACATTGTAAAATGCCCCAACATCGTATCGTCCAGCAAAATCACCAAAAAAAGTGTTTGAGAGACTACTTCCTAGTGTTGCTGTTTGTGCCGCCGTAAACACGTTCGCCGTCGCCAGCAGCGCCGCCGTCCCTGTGGCCGGAACGGTCAGCGTGAAGCCGCCGAGCGCAAGTGTGCCGCCTGTGGTGATGGTGGTCGCGGCGTTCGGCAATGTCAGCGTAGCCGATGCACCATTTGCGATGCCTGTACCGCCCTGTGATGCCGCAAGGGGCAGGGTAAGTGCCGCCTGCTTCGCGTTGAACGTGCTCCAATCAGTCCCTGACAGCGCCCCTGTCACGCCAGCAGACGCAAGGCCGAGAGACAGTGCCTGTGTAGCTAAAGACAGCCCATTCGCCGTGCCAATGGTGACGGCGGCGTGGGTCGCGAAATTGAGCGCCAGCTTACTCTCGGCTATGGCCGCGCCCGCGGCTACATCCGCATCAGCGATGGATACAGTGTGCGCCGCGTTCCAGTCGGACGGCTGTACTAAAGTGGCGTCGCCGCTGTCTGGAATAGCACTAACGAAGGTATGGGTTACTGACATTATTTACTCTCTATTTCTGTGATCTTGCCGTCCGCACCGCGCTTGACAGTTGCCTTACGCGGCTTCCTGTCCTCTTTCTGGATAACAACATCAGACGGCTCGACTGTGATGTTATTCTCTACCGGCGCTGGATTGACTTCGTTGGTCACGTTGACAATGGGAGTCTGCACTTCATTCGTGACACTTACCGCCACCTCACTCGGATGGATGACGGGCGCAAATGTCACGTTCGGCGGGGGCAGGGGAGTCTCAACCGCCTGTTTCATTGCCGCCAGATTTTCCGTCATTGCCTTGACCGCTGCAATTGTTTCTTTGCTGGTCATATCCACATTAGCAGGATTTGTAATGTTGATAATCATTTCATCTCTCCCATGTGAGCCCGTTGGCTCCACCTTCGCGGCGAAAATTGCTCGCTCAATCGTCAGCGCCAGCGCCTTGATCGCTTCGGTGTTATCGGGTACAGGCTGATACACCGGCGCAGGCGTGGTCGTCTCGCCAATCACAAATGCCGCTGCAATATCCGCCTCACTCTTTGCATCAGCCAGTCTGAGGCGGATCGGCGCGGCGATAGTCTCACGCAGGTGCTTGCACTCCCAATCCACTGCCGTCCCTTTGCCCTTCGCGTGCCACTGCCGCGCCCGGTCGTACCATAGCGCCAGGTCTTTGATTTCGTCGGCGGTAAGGTCAAAAGATTTCTTCGGCTCCGGCTGTTCCTCTTCAGGCTCCTGCTCCTCTTCCAGCCCTGCCTCAACCGGCTTACCTTGCTCCGCGACCGGCGGCTTCATCTGCTCGGCCGCGGTTTGCCGCGCTTCCTCTTTTGCCGCAATGAGTTTGTCCATCTGCGCCTGCTGTGCCTTGTCGAGATCATAGCCCATGAAACTCATACCTAGATTAGCTGCCTCCGGGTCAGTTGTCACGGCGGTAACAAACTCAACGAGCGACTTATTACGCTTTACTTCGTCCTCTTGGAATATCTCCAGCGCCTCCAAATTGAAGCGCATCCTGTAGCCGTATGGCGCGAGCAATTGGTCACTGAATGTTTCCTCAATTGTCTGCTTGATGCCGACAAAGCGGGATGCGGTGTACCACTGCTTACGCAGCGCGTCGAATTCGCTGGCGAAGGCGTTATCCGACATAAACAGGGCAGTCGGAATGCCGAAACTATCCGAGACAGATTCCTTTGCGTCCCGCCGCAGTTCGATATACGATTGCTTGAGTTCGTCCATCCCGGCGCCGACGCGAATAAGAGATAGCGCATCGCTGTTCACGATCTTCGCCAGCACGTTGAAGCCGCCGCGCAATAAGCGGTCAAAGAAGCCCTCCGCCCTCTCCCGCTCCCCCTGGTTCACCATCCCTTTCGCGCCGAGTAAAGTGATCGGCACAAAGCCGCGCTCGCCATACATCCGCATGGTGTTCTTCATGTTCCAGATGACCTGCGCGTCGAGCGTCGCATTGCCGAGCGGGTGATTCTCGGCAGGACCGATCTCCACATCGCTATCTGGCAGCCAGAAGTAGATGATCTTATTCGGATATACCGTCTCCGCCTTGCCTTGTTGTGTCGTACGGTAGAACCACTGCAAGCCGTTTATATCGATGTACGGCTGGATTGTTCCCGGCGCGCAGTATTGCAAGTCAACGATTATTTTGGTGGTGCGCCAGGGAATGAGATACGCCGCGCCGCCGCATAGGGAGGAGGCAAGCAGATAGATAAGTTTCTGCGGGTTCGGCAGCCCGCCCAAGTTGTTCTTCCAGTTCGCCGACGTATCGAATACATCGTCGTTCTTGTCGAGTATATCGAACGGCAGGGATGAAATCGCAACGGCGGTCATGTCTACCGCGTGCGCCAGGTCGGGGACAAATTTTTTTAGCGACGTTACGTTACCCGTCTGCCCGGTCCTGGACGCTTCCAGGAAACCCTCAATGCCTCCCCAGGGAGAGAAGTCGAAGCCCTTCACAGCGTTTTTTTGTGCATATATAAATGGTGTGTTCGTCATTTGTCCTCTTTAGCTAATGAGCCATTCGGGGTTCTCTATCCCGCTCGCCACGTACCGCAGCGCGTCCAGGTGGTGATAATCGTTTTTGTTTTTGATCTTTTCTGTGGGCTGCCCGCTTGCATCCAGCTCGCGCGAATAAGTACCAAATTCGTCAATAATGCCTTTGCAGGTATCGAATATATACAGCCTGCGCTCTTTGAGTAACGCAATCACGCGATTAATACCCGCTTCCACGTCCGAGATTGGGGGTTCTGCTAACACCTGACCTGCCGCGGCCCAATCCCAACGCTGTTGAGTCTCGCTCTTAGCTCCGCCCCATGCCAGCAAGTTACGCTCATTGTGCTGTTTCACGGTTCCAACCTGTTGGGCGGTGGTCATATTCCCATCCAATAACTCACGGAATAGATAGAGCAATGTACTGGCTGGGTCCTGCGCTATCCATATCTTCGCCGTATGCACCGCGCCGAAATCCACGCCCAAGTAACGCGGCCACTCAGCCGGGATGTCAAAAGCAGGCACGATATGATTTTGCGAGAAGTCCTCATAGATCATCCCGGCAGGTCGTGAGAAATTGCCGTTATAGAACATCTCGAATTTCCACGTCGGCAGCGTGCGCTTTGCTCGGTTATATTCGGCGCGCGGAAACGTCGGGTTCATAATGCTCTTGAATTGAACTACCTGTAAGTCAGGATCACCGCCGCGCCATTTATCGAATATCTGCGTCTTGAGCCAGCCGAGATTGTATGGAGTAGTGCCGCCAAGCACCCGGCCCTCAGACAAGGATAGTCGCCGTAGAAGCGCCTCCCACGCGCTAACCTTTACGCCGTCCTGCCCGCACTCATCGAATAACGCACCCTTTGCGGAGGCGCTCTCCAACCCGCCCTCTGCGTCGGCAGAGCGCATGATGATACGGGTGAACATACGCGGCTTATCCTTGCGCCAGATGGTACGCTCTGAGGCGCTATATCCCCACCCGAATAGATGCACGAAATAACTCTGCAATTCGGGCAGGAATTTCATCTTGAGCAGGTCATACGTCGCTGTTACTGCCAAGTAATCACCATTTCCTTTTTCTGTAATCTCGCGATCCAACCATATCGGTTCATAACTCGTTTTTCCACTCTGTGTCCCGGCAATAATGAACACAAAACGCCGCTTACTGTCGTGTGCCTTCGTCTGGCCTGGGTGAAGGTTGATAGATAGCTTTGTGCCGTCATAGTGCAATAGCTCACTCATCGCCTTCGTCTTTCTCGACTGTTCGCACGATCTCAATGATCTGCGGCGGTTTCAACGCTTCTCCGCCTGAGGTCACGTCCAGTTCGTCCTTGAGAAGGCCGGGATACAGCGCCTTTAGGATCGTCTCGAAGTCCTTCGGCGCTCGGCTCCCGAACTTGAGCCGGATCGCCGCCTCCAGTCGCGTGATGTCATACTCTACCGGCTCGCCCTTCTCGTTCTTCTCGCGGATGGTCAGCAGTTCAGCCGCTATCTGCCTGAACAGCTTGCGCGCCGTGATCGCATCCTTCGGCGTGCCGCGCAGATTGCGGCGCGGGTCGTAGCCCTTTTTGAACGTGCCGGGCTTCGGCGGTTTTTCCAGTGATTCTCCAGCGGGGCTGGTAGGTTCGTCGGTCATAGTCCATTCCAAACGTGCGCCGCTTCGTCTTTCGGCAAAGCAGAACCGATATATTCAAAAGACGCTACAAGCCGTCTGCGTTGCTGTTGATGCCATTTCGTGGCCGTTTTGCTTGTGCTGCCCACATTCGCTTTTACAAAAGTTGGCGCTTGCTTCATCTTCCATAGTTTTGATTTGGCTCTGGCGCGTATCATTGCCGGGTGCGATGTTTCGCTGATAAATCTAAACCCAAGACCACGACACATAGCGCCCATATAGTTACTCATTGCGCTTCCAATTCCGACGCCCTGAAAATCCGGAAGGCATACTGTTCTACTCTCCCGTTTGATTTTCGCGTCTGTTGAGTGCGGAAAATGCAAGATACCCGTAAAAGCAACAGGGGAATCGCTTAGAAAAGCAACAAAACATCTAGCGGCTTTATTAATTGACGTGTTCAAATAATGATGCTTCCTGAATAACTGCCAAGCGGACGAATGAACGCGCTTGACTTCAAGTGTAATTTCTGGTCGCCGAAGATACCTCCCGCCCGCGAATTCGTTCGTCGCAGGCTGATAAATCCAATCGGGCTCTAACCATTCCATAATGTCATAATGACAGGATACGGCGATAAACTTCTGATTGCGTCGTCTCACGGTTTTGGCAATCGCCGCACTTCCTATCTGTGCAACTGTCCTGTCTACTACGCTTGTAAATTCATCCATCACTGACAATTCCTTACTCTCTGCCAGAGTGCGCGCCATCTTGACTCGGAATTGTTCGCCATTACTCAACACATGGAACGGGCGCACCCACGACGGGGGCGAAGAAAAACCAACAGACGATAACAATCCCGTAATATCTTTGATGCTCATTTCTCTTGGAAAATCATCAACGATACTTTTATCTTGTGACCATTGCCAATCTGTGACAATGTAATCACCGAATAATTCACGCGCTATCGTTGTTTTTCCGCTCCCGCTTGGACCCACAATCAAGCCGATGTTCCATTCTTGCGGCAAGTCGAAATTAACCTGCCACGTTTCAATGCTTCTCTCGGAAGGCGGAACGTCAAAAATCCCAAGCATTTGCATTAGACGCGGCGTCTTTATAATGTCGGATTGTCTTACGATATTAATGCTCGGCACTGCAAGCCCTCCTCGATAAATCTCTCTAATAATTGCGTTTGCGCCTGTTCATTTTCGCAGATAATCATGATTGCGAATTGCTCAGGTATTACTTCGTTACCTCCTGTGTTATCGCCTTCTTTCAGCCCCATGCCTTCAACCATGCTTGAAAATACTTTGTCCTCCGCACGTAACGCACTCAGCACCGCGTTATCTCCAGCGGCAAGGGCGGCGAGCAGGTCAATGTCCGGTGAGTAGGATTGCTTCCCAATTTCGTTATCGCTGATTCCGAGTGCAATCGCCTCCGCACTTCCAGGCGCAAGATCGTCCCTCACGACATTAACCAGTTGATCTCCTCTTACATGGACATTCACAATCTCCGTAAAGCCTGCATCTATCGCCTTTTCAAGCGTCAGGTTCCCGGCATATACCACCGGGGTCTCTGTGTCCTTCCCGGCTGATGCGATAGAACGGAACGCGCCGCGCTTGCGAAGCTCGTTTTCGAGTAAGCCGGAACCGCGCTGGGTATGTTTATTGACATTACCCAAGTCAGGCGTTGCGCCTTGCTCAATTGGCAGGACTTCCACTTTTACGTCAGTCATTCCGTACTCCAAGTCCAGGTTACCGTGTGTCCCGTGTCTGTTCTCGTCATTACGAAATTGTAGGGCGGCACGTCTTCTTCAGCGCAATCCATTAGACGCGGCCTACGCATCAGCACCCAGGGCAGGACGTAGGCAGAGAGGGCGAAGCCGAGCAGGAAGGGGATGAGGCGTTTCATTTACTCTCCATGCTTTCGACAAGTATTCTTATAAAAAGCATTTTCAAAACTCCAAACACTTATTTACACGCACGATTTTTGTCGTATAGTTAAACTTCTCAATATTCATCATCACAGCACCGCCTCCGCATGACGAGCAACACCAGTCAGCCGGGTCCCGGCATAGATAGATACTTTCCTCTCCGCAAGCATCGCATTGATACCATTCGCCACGTCGCATTCAGCCTCACTCATACGCGCCCATGTCCTTCTCGCCTTCCAGTATTCGCTCCGCCGTTATAGGCTTTATCGGCCTCATGCGCTGGCTGTCCGGCTCGATTGTTACACGCACCCATTCCCCGCCCACGAAATGCGGCACGGAATAGGACACCGGCCAGAAGTTTGCGCGGTAGTATTCCGCGGCCTTGCGAGCGTCCTGGTGCATGTTTTGGATCTTCTCGGTCTCGGTCATCAGGCTCCAAAATTAGAACAGATGTACATGACAAATGTCATACTTTTGTTAAGGTTATATATATTGACATCTTGATTATCAAGTAGTATAATAACATCATAATCAAAAAGGAGATCGAAATGACACACACCCATGCACCTCAAACCCTCGGCAACGGACGCACACTGTATGTATGCTCATGCGGAGCCAGGAAGCAAAAGAGCAAGATTGTAAACGGCGTAAAAGTCGAAGTCTGGCAGATGGAAAGCAAAGCAGATGAAGCCGCTCGCAATCATGCAATCGAAATGCTCCAGACCGAAGGCTACGGTTACGGCAAAGATGCGAATGATCCGCTTGACTCTCACGACCCTCGGAATCAGGACTAATCTCATGAAAAAATGCGAAGCCTGCGGCACAACCAAAAACATCAACGGCAGTCTCGGCGGTACGTTGCTCTGTAAAGCGCACTATGCCGACATCCTGGCTGAAGTCGAAACGATCCGCGCCGAAGGTAAGCAGGTCAACGTGGCAGGAATTGCCCGGCGCATGTTCCGCGAGCAGTTTTCGACCGGCGATTACATCCTGCGAGACGTTCCTGCCGAGCTTTGGGATTCTGCCAAACACCGCGCGATTGACGACGGCACATCGCTCCGAGAGCTTATCCTGAACTCTATACAGGAGTACTTGAAAAAGCATGGTCAATAATATCGAAGAAAGAAGGGCGTATATCAAGTCCTTATTAGACAGCGGTACTGAGATTGAGGTAAGAGGCATAGCCCGGATGTTCAATAGCTCATTCCCTGCCGTAATGAACGATATAAGCATTCTTATCAACGGCTCACCGCTATATAAGAAAAAGCCGACAACCGCCCAAAATACAAGAGCGAGAAGACTGGGTATTCCAGGGATGCTTACAGATGACGACTGGAACAGCGCACTAGAGACACACAATAACGTCTGTGCAATTTGCGGCGCAACCGAAAACCTAACTCTTGACCACATCAAGCCCGTATCAAAACAAGGGACAAATACAGGTGATAACATTCAGCCTCTTTGCAAGTCCTGCAATTCACGGAAGAAAGATAAGTGGTAATGATAAAATAACACTTTTCTCACTCCTCTGCCCCGCCACCGTGCGGGGCTTTTTGTTTCCGTCATCTCCACATCACTCCGCTAATAAGGATCGCCACGAACAGCAGCGCCACGAACACGTACCAGAGCCACCATTTGCCTTTATGATCGTCGTCTCTCATCTGTCTTTCTCTACCAGCAGTTTCAAAAAATCTAGTATGGACGCAATGACTGCATGACCATCTGCCCATGTTGGCAGATACAGGAT